CTTCTTTTTGTTCTTCAGTTAATTCTTTTCCTTCTTTAGCCTCTGCAATTATTTCTTTTAATTCTTCTTCTTTTGCTTCTTCTTCAGCCAACGCCTCTTCTAATTCTTTTGCCTCTGCTTCTTCCGCAATTCTTTCTTCTTCTGCAAGGGCTTTAGCCTCTGCCTCTGCCTTTGCTTTTGCAATGGCCTCTTCTTCTGCTGCTATACGCTCAGCCTCTGCCTCTGCCTCTTCCGCAATTCTTTCTTCTTCCGCTATGCGCTCTGCTTCTATGCGTTCTGCCTCTGCTTTTGCCTCTGCTTCTGCTTTTTCTTCTGCTGCTTTAATTTCTGCTGCAACTCGATCTGCTTCTTCTTGGGCTTCTATCTCTGCTTTAATTCTTGCTGCTTCAATCTCCGCCTCTATGCGCTCTGCTTCTGCCTTTGCTTCTGCTTCTGCCCTAACTCTTTCTGCTTCTTGTGCTGCTTGAAGTGCTGCAATTCTTTCAGCCTCCGCTTGCGCTGCTGCTGCTTGTGCTGCAATTAATGCTGCTGTCTCTGCCTGTATTCTTGCTGCTTCTGCTGCTTGCGCTGCTGCTTGCGCTGCAGTTGTTGCAGCAATTTGTGCTTCGGCTTGTGCTTGTGCTGCTGCTAAGGCTGCTGCTTGCGCTGCTGCTTGCGCTGCTTGTGTTGCTGCTAACGCTGCAACTTGTGCTGCAATTTCTGCTTCAGTTGGTCCAGTAGGTGTTGTTACAGTTGTTGTTTCAGGTGTAGGTGTTGTTACAGTTGTTGTTACAGTTGTTGTTTCAGGTGTAGGTGTTGGAGAAGGAGTCGGTGTTGGGGTTGGCGAAGGCGTAGGAGTGGGGGAAGGTTCAGGTGCAGGTGCTACATATGTAGAACCAGTAACAACATTTGAATTTGAAGAGTAAAGTGCAAATGTATCGTTATCTGATCTAATATGAAATGACCAGACTGTTCCTGCTGGCATAAGTCCATTTAGCAAGGAATGATCAATTGTTATTGTTGTGTTTAAAGAATTTGGTCCGCCAACATTTCCAGTTGCAATTCCCCAACCATTGCATTCAGAACAATTAAAACTTATTGCATATCTCTCTGGCTGTGTGTTACCAGTATCTGGTGCTTGCCAAGATAGAACAGTTGATGTCTCATTGCTAGATATAGTTAAATTTCTTGGAGGTCCTATTGTTTTTACTACTGGTGCTGCTTGTGAAGTAAATGCTGATGCTGGAATGATCTGCATTGATCCAGATTGATCCCAGTTTAAAAATACGTTTGCTCCACCACCATTTTCATAGTACATTAATTCTATTGTTTTAGGGACTCCTGCTGTAAAGGCTATTGGGGCAGTTGTAGTTCCTCCACCACCTTTGTCTACCCAGTCACTTGCTACCAGTATGCCATCAACATACAGTTTTGTTCCGTCGTCTGCTGTTGCTAAAAATGATATGTCTTGAGTAGAATCGCTTCTAATTGACCCAGTAAATCGTACGATAACATCCTCTGAAGGGCCACCTAATACACTACCAGAACCCCACTGGAAGTCAATGTTAGGGACATTAGTCGTGACGACTGGAGAGGCTCCCTGGGGTATGTATGGAGAGCCATTTTGTCCTAGTACATTATAGACTTGAGCAGTCAAGCCTTCTGCTGCGTGGGCTTTATCAATTATTAAAAGCAGGGGAAATAGAGCAAGCGATAGTACCAATGCTACTCTTAATAATTTTTTAATTCCTCTTCCCCCTCGCAGACTTAATGTCTGATAGGGCTATTATAGCATTTTTTTTATACAAAAAAGGGGCTACCATAATTGGCAACCCCTTTAGTGTTGGATTAAGTTACTTCTTTAGAGCAACCTTAGCCTTTGGATTCTTTGCATTCCATTTTGCAGCCAACTTGTTATAGTCAGCCTTTGCTTTTGCTGCTGCTGCATCTGAAGCAGTCTTTGCATCTGCAAGTGCCTTATCTGAAGCAACCTTGTCTGCTGCACGACCAGCCTTTTCTGTTGCAAGTAAGTTAGATGCTGCCTGTGCATCAAGTGCACGACCAGCCTTCTCTGCTGCAAGTTGTGCAGTTAGTGTTGCGATTGTTCCATTAAGGTCTGAAACAACGAATGACGCTGTTGCTGCCTTAGTTGGTGCTGGAAGACCAGCAACTGTTGCTGCTGATGCAACACCAGTAACGACAACCTGAATTGTTCCTGCTACTGCTGTAGCAAGTGCTGCAGTCTTTGATCCAACTACTAGAGTTGAGTCTGCTGCTCCTTCTGCTGTTGTTGTAGTAACAAGAGTCTTTGTGATTGAACCATCAGCAAATGTGGATCCGATTACTGTAGCAGTAATTGTCTCGCCTGTTGCAATTAAGTTTCCAAAAACATCTGTTGCTGAAACTGTGATTGTTGGAATTGTTCCAACTGCTGTTGCTGAAGGAACTGAAAGTGCAACATTAGATGCTGCTCCTGCTGTTCCCTTAATAAATACGATTGTTGAATATGAACCATTTGTAATGGTTACTGATCCAACTGCTGTCGTAGTTGTGTATGCATAAACTGTAACTGCTGCTCCTGCAGATGTTACTGAAAGAGTTGAAACTCCTGAAGCAACTGTCTTTGGTGCATCGGTTGTGTGTAGTGCTGTTACCAACTTGACTGTTGATGAAGCAGCAAAAGAAACGATTGTTCCTGTGTCTGCTGTTGCAGCAAGTGCTACAGATGTACCAGATGTGATCTGGTTTGCAGATGGTACTGCAACTGTTGCAGGTGCTGCGCTTGTTGTTGCGTTAGTAACTGTTGCAACTGTAACGGCCAGAGGTGCTGCCGAAGAAGGTGCTACAGAAAGTCCAACGATTGCTAGGGCTGCAGCAGTAGCAATTGAGATTTTCTTAAATGAATTCATTTTATTCCTTTTCTTATTTATAGTAGATTTAGTCTATCCAGATAATCTTTTACATCATCTGGCATAGGTTTATATTGTATCACATTGTTACTATTACTGTCAAACTGCTTAGGTCTATCACTAATAGTATGAACCTCAACCACTTGGTTTTGATCTTTTGGGGTATGCGATATTGCCCCAAATATTGCTCCACACACAGCATCGGCCAAGTCTTTTGACTTTTTGCGTGGGTGGTCAACTCTATTATTTTTCATAATCTTTAACTGTGTTAGTTCATCAAACAAAAGTTCAATTGCTGGCATAGCAAGTCTTTCTTCGTATACAAGCATAGCCATATCCTCATAATGCTTTTTAGCAACAGAAACAGTATCAGTTCTCATTCCAACCTGCTTCAATTCATTTTGAATATCAAATGATTGCCAACGGTCAAATGAAACCATTCCAATATTAAAACCAAGTCTTCTTAAGTTCTGAATCCACTGCTTTACTTCTGATAGATTAACTGGTCCTTCAATCTTTGGCTCCCACCAGGCTACTGCATCTACTACTACAATGGGTGCTACTTGTTCGTAGTTATTAATTACCTGGATATTTACCCACTTATCTACGTGAGCAATTGCTACCGCACACTTATCGTGCTTTTGTGCAAGGTCTGCGTGTACATAATAAACCTTGTCTGGATCAGGCTTAAACGATTCATCAAACCTTTTAAAGTTATCTACTGGGTTTCTTAATGTCATACAAGATCTTATTTTTTCTACCTGTTTAAAAAATGCATCAGAGGCAAAGGTTGGAACACACGCAAAGCGCATCATTGCATCTCCAAGGTCTGTCATAAATGCAATCATAAAGTCGTCAATCTTGCGTGTAGGGTTTACTTCCCAAGTGGGTCTTTTTAATGCGAATACACCTGGGTACTTGTATGAAATAATTTGATCTTCATCCCAGGAAATTTCAAACGAGTTGTCTGGACTGTCTTCTGGCAGTAGTGGGTTAATAGTAAACTTGTGTGTTCTTTCTATTACTTCTTTTTCAGCAATAACATCATCATATTTTTCTGAAATAAAGTCTCCTGGATATCTTGGGAAGGAAAGCAAAACAACCTTGCCAAGGTCAGGGAAACGAGAGTCTACTGAGCCACGAAAGGCTTTATAAATATTATCAGCAGTCTTTCCTTGTTCGTTTCCTGTATTAACTTCAGATGCAAAACCAGAAATCTCATCAAGAACTGCAAGAAGAAGGTTTAGACCTTCGTGTGATTCTCTTTCTGAGTGACCAGAGTAAACAGTAATTGATTTATCAAACTCAACAGAGTCAGCCTTTGCATAATACTTTCCAATAAACCAAGGGGACCTTTCAATCTTAGACTTAAAACCTTTAAAGAAAACATTCTTAGCCTGTTGTGCGTTAATAGCCACATTAATAAGGTCAATAGCATCTCCAGATGGCTTACCAAAATACTTTGCTGGGTCTTTAAGGCATAGAAGTTTGTATACAATGTATGCACAGGCTACTGTTGATACGAAGTCTTTTCCAGATCCCTTGCCAAGTTGCAGAATGATTTCGTTCTTTGTGTACTTATTGTAATACTGTATACCCTTTTCCTCACCCAGAATATTGATTACATCTTCTTTACGATAGATCTGGCTCATTGCCTCAACGATATCGTACTGAATATCTGACAATGGAGGCTGTCCAAGGTATGCCTCACCTTCAACAAATGTTCTTGCGTCTACAGGCATCTCATTAAAGTGGTCGTCCTGTAGTGCTTCTAAGAACTCATTGAACATCGTGGACAACTGTAATCACCTCATTGTCTTTTGCAAATGCAGACAATCTTCTCATAATTTCATCACGAACTTGTGGGTATTCAGATGCAATATCTTTTAAAATAAGCACAAGAATCTCTTGGCGTTTTTCAATTTCCATCATTTCTTCTGCAAGTTCTTTGTTCTCAAGAAGACCAGCCTTCTGTAACATATCAATACGCTTTGATTCTATATCCATAACAAGTTTAATGGCAGCAGTTTTTGCGCTAAGATTATTTGTCATTGATGCTTCATCAATAACTTCGTAAGTACGAGATACTAACTTGCTATAGTGTGTATCTGCTGCTGCAAGGGCTTCTTTTGCACGAGCACGGATAGCATCATTAGCAGATGCCATTACCTTCCACTCATTAATAAGTGTTACAACTTTTTGTCTTGGAATAGCAAGTTGCTTTGAAATGACTGTTGGGTCATTACCTTTTAAATACTCTTCAACAACTTGATTAACTTGATCAAGGTGCTTTACTAAATCATCTTCAGTTGACATACTTGCCCTCTAGTCTATTGATTTCATCTTTGATATAAAAGATTGCCTTTTCTAAATCCTGGATAGTCTTTGACTCATCCTTGAGTCCTGCTCTCCAAAGGTACTTAAAAGCATTACCAATATTAAAATTGCGGTGGCGAGTAATCTCAATACACTCAATACCAGAAGGATCTGATGTGTAGTGTAATGGATTGTTGACTTGATCAACTGTAATGTTTAGATTATCACTCATAGTCTTCCTCTTCATCAAGTTCCCAATCAAATGCTTCTGGAATTCCTTTTAATACAGCAAATGCAAAACCAAAACCAACTGTACCTGCTACAGCAAGTGCTATCAATGTCTTTTCAAATTTATTCATCGCTTTGACTTCCTTAATCCAAATTTAGCAAGGTAGACGTAGATAGTTTCAACACTTGATCCACACTCCTTTGCAATTTCTTCTGGAGACTTCTTATCCACAAGATATCTCTTACGCATAAAAACTTCTGATGTATATAGTTTAGCACTCATGATATTAATTGTCAACTTCTTTCTCAGTAATATCATAGTTAAACCTATCAGAATTTTCCATAATCCATTTATCTTGATTTTCGACATCATATTTTCTTTCATTAATTATTCTATCAATCAAGTATTCTTTTTCAAGTGTAAAAGATGGCTCGTATATTCGAACTCTATTGTTGGGCTGTATTGCAAAATTTCCATCATCTCTTTGAATTACGTGACCACATTTATGATCTGCAGGGCTTTCAGAATACCCATCATCTAAAACATTTGTATCTGGATTATGCCAGTCTAATGTGAATAGGTAGGTTCCTTTGTGCATTGTTTTTGTTCTATCTATATAAGACATTCTAAGATTGGTTAGATTTTCAAATTGCGTTACAGCAATGTGATGGCTAAAAGAATTCCACAAAACTAAATTATGCAGATCAACTTCAGGGATACCTGGCTCTGTACAAAAAGCAGAGATTGGAAGTCTCCACCATAGTCCACCATCTGGCATCATAATATGAAACAGTGGGCTTCTAGACTTTAAACTTGAAACACCAAAGACTACACATTCAAAGTATTTGTCGTGGCTATCTCGGTGATTTCTTAAATAGTTGCCTCTCACATAGCAATGTATAGGTGGTATGTTTGCATTTAACTCTGGCATTATTCAGCCCCTCCTACTGCTTTATTCCAATTTTTAATTGCCCAATGACCAATTCCACAGGCATCGGCAACATCATTATCTGTTATTGTCCTATCATATTGCAAATTAATAAAATTAATTGTTCTTTGCTTTCTTAGTTCTCTTTCGTGTGTTTTAAGCCACGATTCTGACTTCCCTGGATTTTGTGACTTAATAAATAGTTTTTCATCCTTAGATATCTTTTTGTTTCCAATAAAGTTTTGCCAAGTAATTGGAGCAACCTTACCTATAACCTTAGTTCCAGACTGCCCCGCTGAGCCAAGAATTGCTCCTTGAACTAAAGCCAGGTCTGCTGCCGTCTTGGGACTATTCATAAATACAGTATGCTCAATAACTATTGCCTCAAACCCACCATACATATCAAGGAATAGTTTAACCTTTTGACCTGCATCCATAACCTTTTCGTAGGTGTCTTTTCCTTTAAAGTTGATCTTGCCTACTGATTCCAAAGTTTTTTCTTGAGTATTAA